TCTGAGAGGTTTTATTATTTTATTATTTTATTCTTCGTCGAAAAGCTTAATAACTTCTGGCTCTTCATTATTACCCGCTGCGGGTGCATTTGGTACTAAAGTTGGGTTGACAATTTTTTTGTATTGTTCAACAATACGACTTTCAATTGAAAATCCTGTACCAACAGCGATATTACTCTTTCTATACGTGAAGTAATTATCACGTGATTCATTACTATCAGGTGTAATAAATTCTTGAAAAAACAAAGGAAATAATTGGACAGCCATTTGACCTTGCTCACCTTGCTGAACAATAATCATAACTGGATTTTTTGCGACCAATTCTTCAGAGGTTTCTTTTTCAACCTCTGTAAAAACAGCGCGACCTGCGTTATCAATAAATGTAATATAATTTTTTTCTTCCATGTATATATTTTATATTATAATAATGGTATATCAACTTAAAAGATCAAATAAGTTTGTCATCACTGCATTGCCAGGCTTTTGAATAGCCCATTTAACATTATCATAAAATCTTTCAATAACTGCATATAGATTTTTTTCAAACATTTTATCATAATCAACATGAAATATCTTTTTAAATTCTTCCGGGTAATAATACTTATATGCTAAGCTTGGTAAATTATACGGGTTAGGTTGTTGTAAGTAAAAGTATCTAACTTTATCTCCTGAACTAATAGTTTCATACTTCTTTTCTATATCAAACTTTTTTAGTAACATATTATGGTAATAAGCAGCTTTTACATGAATAGGCATGCCTTTTGCAGTCTTCCAACCATCGCATTGACCTGCATATTTTTCATAACCTTTCAAGCCAGATACAAAGGTAATATCTTCAACTGGTAAATCTTTAAATATCTTATACGTTTTATCTAGAACTGCATTAGTTTTAGCAATACTTTGAGTAGATAGCATCGTTTCGATAATTTCTTTTACATGAGGTTTAATAGCATCAGGCATTGTACTTCTAACAACCTCAACCCCAGTATACTTATACTTATCCATTGGTATACCTTCATCATCTAAAATATGCATAACATAGCGTTTCTTCTGCAAAAACACACCTACATCAGCTATAACCTCACGTTTAAAGATAAATCTACAGTCTTTAGAATTTAAGTTTTTACCACCCCATACTTTAATTTCATCATTTAAGAAATCTTCAATATTTTGTACTTCATCATGAAATGCTTGAGTTAATTTACCTGAATCATCTTTAAATGTTAAACCGGCTTTAACGAGAGGTTTAACTGAAATATAACTACTATCAGTATCGTTATATATGATACAATCATTTAGAGTTTTTTCATCTTCAATATTAGCTTTTTCTTTAATATACTTTTTAAGTAATTCGTTTGATTGCTTAATAACTGCTTGACCAGTTAATGTAATTGAAGCTGCAATATCATCATCACCAAAAGGTGCATGCTTATTACCAAAGTAACCGTAAATGGAATTAATTAAAACCTTAATACATAACTGCTTTGCATCTAATTGTTCTATCTCAAATTTAAGTTCTTTATTCTTATTCTTAGAATATTCTCTTTTTAATTTACCTAGTTTAGTTTTAACAGTAACCCTTTTATCATAGTAATAATCTAAAATTTCAGGCATAACACCTTTTTTCTTTTGAGTAAATAATACGTTCGCTTTACTAATAGCTATTTCTTCCTTTTTACAGAACTTTAAAAACTTCTCATGACTCAATGTAAAAACTTGACCATTAGCATGCCGTATAACTATTTCATTATTATTCTTATCTTCAATCTTACCTACTTTAGTTTCCGGAGACATATTTAGAGATATCATCACATTCGGATACAGAGAGTTAGCATCAAACGATATAATATTTTCTTGAAACCCCTTCAAAGGCTCACCAACATAAGCACCCGGGTTCTTACCAGTGTCTGCATTTCTAATAAACGAAGGTACACACTGACCACGCTTTCTTGATATAACTGCAGTTGCACCATTAATTACCGATAGAGATCCCATAGCAGCTTCAAAGGTAGTTAAACCCACGTAAGCTAACATCTTAATTAGTTCTGTATACTTTAGTTTATCTTCTAAGTTAGTTAGCAGTCTAACGTCTTGAATATTATATTCAACAAACGTCTGCCAATCAGTATCAGCTAGAGTAGCAAGATTCATATTACCAAAATCTACTTTCTTTTCACCTAACTCGGCCTCACCAATCGCATCAAGTTTATAACTTTCTTTTACACCTACCGAAAAACGTTTATATACGTCTAAATAGTCAATTAATGAAATACCTTCAACATACCAACGTTGCTGCTCTTGACCAAACTGACCCCGTATTGTTCTACTATAAACCTTACCAGAAGGTGATATTCTATTAGTCCATTCCTCACCAAGTATACGAGTACACCTATTTAAGATATAAGGTAAATCAAAAAACTCACTATTCCAACCTGACATAATATCAGGATAATCTTTTTCAACATACTCAATAAACTTCATAAATAACTCTCTTTCAGAAGAGCATTTAACATAAGTTACATCTTTATCTTTATTATTAAATTCGCCCAAACCAAACGTATGGTAATGACGATTTAAAGAATCAAAACAAGTAATAACATTACAGGTATGGGTCGGGTCTTGAGGATTAGGAAACTCATCTGGTGAATAAGTCTCGATATCCAAGAACATCACTTTAATGGGGTTTTTACTAAAATCAGACGTTTCATTAACTTTCCAAAATGTATCAATTAAGTATTGCTGGACAGCAGGTTGGTTTTCAAATACCCTTTTAATTCCAGTATCTTTAATATATTTGAATCTATCATATTGAGTTCTAAAACTCTTTTTAATTAGCTTAGTACCAAATATAGATTCATATTCACCTTTACCCTCAACATAAAGATAAGGATCATAAGACGTTGTTACTTTAATTCTTTTACCATCGGTATCCCAGGTAAATAAATTAATACATCTTTCACGGGGATCATAGTATATATTACGATAACTCACCCAATGATTATATCACAGTTCCTAATTATATCTACCTAAATTAATTCTTTTTGGGTCACCTACATTATATTGATATAATTCTGTATAACAATCGATATTTTTATCATCCTCTAACCATCGGGTATCAGCATATTGTCTTGCTTTTCTACATAAAGCTTTATAACGTTTTCTATCTTTTAACGTAGTTTCAATTTGAGCAATCATTTCATCACCAGTTCTAAATTTAATTGGTGCATTTTCATATGTGCATAAGTCTTGACAAGCAATCGGTAAACCTAATGCACAAGCTTCAATATATTTTAAATCTGATTTAGCTCTATTGAAAGTATTATCCTGTAAAGGAGCAACAACCATATTGACATTTAAATCGTATAAACCTTGACCATACTCAAATAATCTCTTCCAGGGATGGAATTCAACCTTTCCAGACTGTACTAAATCTCTAATAGGTAGTGGATGTGCTCCTAAAAATACCCATTGATATTTATCAACTGTTTTTCTAATAACTTCATTCACATGATAAAAGTCATCTTTAAATTTAACCCTCTGTTCAGTATCGAAATGAGCACCAGAACCAGCATATAAGATTCTTGGTTTCTTTTTATGCTTATCATAACTTTCCATCGTTCTGTTATGATTTTCATAATGACCTAACCAAAATTTAGGCATAAAATTCGGTACAACTGTTACATTTTGATTACCGGTTTTATCCTTATAATAATCTCTCATGAACGGACATGTTACAGTAATTTCATCGCAAATTGACATCATTTCTTGAGCTGAATTTCTAATCTTAGGATCGGTAAATGCAGTCTTATATTTGTTATAATCAGGTATATCTTCATGAAAACAAATATCATCAATTTCGTAAATTAGTCTAAAATTATTTTTATCAGCAATTCTTCTTAACCATTTAACAAACTCTAATTGTTGAGGTGTTGCTTGTCTTTGTATTCTCACTCCTTTAGCTTGAACATAATATCTTTCATCAACATTCATCACTGTTGTACCATGCACAACAGCTTTACTATGAGCATTCATAACTTGCTCTGGCCATATCATTCTCCAATGTCCGCAACCTGAATAATCAGCGTAATAATTTAAAAATCTAGGCAGATCTCTCTCTGAACTTTTTGGTTTAGTTATTACCGGTCTATT